TTGAAGTATCATCATCAACAGTCAATAAGATATTTAAAACAATAGATAAAGATGAATTTTTAGCGAAAGAAGTGAAAGCCGAGATTGCCATAAAATCGAAGGTATTAACAAAAAACGAAAGTTTAGTGAAAGCTTTCGATGATGAAGTGAAAGAAAAAACAAAACATTTACTTTATTTTCAAGACTCAGCATTAAAGAATCAACGAAAAGCAAACTTAGCTTTAGATGTTGCTGAAAAGATGAGCGATATTGAATCACACGCTAGACTTACATCAAAGAATAAAGAAACAGTATTAGGAAAAGAGCCTGAAATTATTAACAATACTCAAATAAACAATAATGTAAATTTAGATTGGGAAATAATTTGAAGCTTCAAAAACAATTCTTACCTTTAACCAAGAAGAAAAGATACAAGGGTGCTAAAGGTGGGAGAGCATCTGGTAAGTCTTTTTTCTTTGCTGATTGTATTGTAAGAGTTTGTACTAAATATCCTGTTAATGTAGTATGTGTAAGAGAGATACAAAAGTCAATAAAATTCTCTTCAAAGAAATTAATTGAAGATGAAATTAAAAAGTATAACGTACAAGATCAATTTGAAATAACACAAAATGAAATAAGATCAAAGGCTGGTGGTGTTATTATCTTTCAAGGTATGCAAGATCATACTGCTGATTCAATTAAATCATTAGAAGGTTTTGATATTTGTTGGGTGGAGGAGGCTCAGAATATATCAAAGTATTCACTTGAACTATTAATCCCTACTATTAGAAAAGAAAATAGTGAAATTTGGTTTAGCTGGAATCCAAGATATGAAGATGATCCAATTGAAGTATTTTTCAATAGCTTAGAGGATAATTTTGCTTTAGTACACGCTAACTATACAGAAAACAAATTATTAAGCGATACAGTACTAAAAGAAGCTGAGAGACACAGAATTAAAAATCCCGAAACATTTGATCACGTTTGGCTAGGTGATTATTCAACAATAAGCGATGCTCAAATATTTAAAAATAAATATGAAATAAAAGATTTTGAAATTAATAACAGTTTTGGAGAGCCATTATTTGGAATAGACTTTGGTTTTGCTAAAGATCCAACAACAGGAGTTGAGTGTTATATCAAAGATAACAATTTGTATATATATAACGAAGCTTATAAAGTTGGTTTAGAATTAGATTATACAGCTGAGTATTTAACTAATCATATGCCAAAAATAGCAGATTACAAATCAAGAGCTGATAGTGCAAGACCAGAAAGTATAAGTTATTTAAAAAGACACGGGCTTTCAAAAATTGAAGGTGTTAAGAAGTGGAGTGGAAGTGTTGAAGATGGTGTTGAGTTTTTAAAATCATTTGATTGTATCTATATTCATACTAGATGTGTTAAAACAGCAGAAGAGTTTAGAAAGTATAGCTATAAGACAGATAAGCGAACTGGAGATATATTGCCTAAAATTGAAGATGATTGGAATCATATCATTGACGCTTGCTTTAGTGGAGACACAACGGTTATAGTAAATAATAAAAAAATGCTATTTAAAGACATTCCAGAGAAAGGACTGATAAAAGGGTTTAATGGAAAAAATATTCCTTATTTTAATGGTGGGTATATTAGACACGATAAGTTATGTACTTTAAAGCTAAATAATGGTAAAATTATTAAATGTACATTTGACCATGAGTTTTTAACAACAGATGGAAAATGGACAAAAGCTATTGATTTAAAAGGAAAAACATTATGCGAATCATCATTATTTCAGAAACAGAACAAGACTTCAATGGAAAAAGATATAAATTGCATAAAAGAGAAAAATATTTCTCTAGAGGAAATAAAAGACTTCATAGGGTTGTTTGGGAATATTATAACTCAAAAATCCCAAAAGACAAACATGTCCACCATAAAGACCATAATACAAAAAATAACAACATTGAAAACCTTATGCTTATTGATAAATCAGAACATCATTCATTGCACACTAAAGAGTTTCATAAAAACAATCCTGCTTTTGCAAAAAGACAAATGGAAAAGAATCAGCAAAAATGTAAAGAGTGGCATAAATCTAGTGAAGGACATAATTGGCATAAAGAACACTATGAGAAAAACAAAAATAAACTCTTCGCAAAAGAAAATAAAGAATGTAAATGTTGCGGAGAAGAATTTAATGGATTTAAAGGAAAGAGCAATTTATTTTGTTCAGCAAAGTGCAAAGCAAAATGGAGAAGAGATAGCGGACTTGATGATGTCGAAAGAAGATGTATCAGTTGTGGCGAAGCATTTATGGCAAACAAATATTCAAAAAAACAAAATTGTAGTAGAAAGTGTGGAAGAGTCTCAGCAAGAAGAAAAAACATATTGTGTAACAGTACCGAATAATGAGTGTTTTAGTTTAGAAAACAATATAGTTGTTTCAAATTGTAGATATGCACTAAATCCATTTATCAGGAACAACAAAACAACAATTAAAAACATAGAAGTTAATTTTGCTTAATTTTTTGTTATAATGTTACTAAACGAAACAAAAGGCGTATTATGATAAGCGAAAAAGAAGAAATGAGAAAGCAAGTAGAGCTGAAACAAACTAATCCAACAATCTTTTTAGACAGAAGGAAAAGGTTTGCTTTGCGTTACGAGATGTTTAACGATAACTACTATCCTCAAGTCAAGAAACATTTAGCAGATATCTATACTAAGTATGATGTTGTTAGATTAGATAAGCAATTAGATATGACTAATAACATATTTAAAACGATTGTAAAGAAAATTTCAAGGGTTTACTCTTTTGGGGTTAATCGTACATTTACAAACGAAGATACTCAAATGCTATACGAAGACCTCCAGATTAACAAGATAATGAAAGAAGCAAATATATTTATGAACGCTTTCAATGATGTATTGCTTCAAGTGTCTTGGAATTACAAAGAAGATAAACCAAGACTAATATTCAGATATCCACATAAAACAAAAGTTGAATTAGATGAGTATGATAATCCTGCAAAAGTAGAGTATTATGTATCAAGCGACGACAAGGGAAGAGAGAAGTGGGCATATTGGACTGAAACGGAACACTACTACAATATTTATGATAAGGATAAAGTTTCTATTGAATATCCAGAAGACAATGAAAATGGTGTTAATCCTTACGGGGTGCTTCCATTTGTATTTATGCAAAAAGGTTTTAGAGATGGATATTTCTTTGACGAACACTCAGGGCAAGATTTAATTCATATCACTTTAGATAATTCGATTTACAACACTTTTAAAAATTATCTGATTAAGTGGCAATCATTCAAACAGCTTTATGTAACTGGTTCATCTATTGGAGAGTTTTCAGGACAGCTACTTGATCCTTCAACAGCACTAACAGCTTCTGGTGATGATGTAAACATAGGGTTACTAGATTTAACTGCTGATTTAGAACAATTAGATAACACGCTTAAATCAAGTGCTAACAATGTAGCTATTAATTATAATATCAGTCCTTCGCAGTTTAGAATGAGTTCACAAATAACTTCAGGGTTTGCTTTAAAGATGGAAAATTCAAACTTAGATGAGTTCACTAAAGAACAGCAAAGCGATTTTGTACAATATGAAAAAGAACTATTCAAACTATTAAATATTGTTAGTGAAACTGAATTGGGCGAGATGGAAATTTACTTTAACCAACCAAAATACACTGAATCCAAATCAATAGAACTTGATGCTACTGCAAAAGAGATTGACTTAGGTGTTACAAGTGTAATTGAATATATTATGAATAAATACTCTATTGATGAAGAGGCTGCAATAGAAAAATTAGACTCAAACTTAGAGTTAAGAAACAAAGTGTACAATAAAGTAAATCAAACTGAGCAGCTAAATTTTGATACAACTGCAAGTGCTTTAGGTTTATAATATGAATGCTGATGAGATAATAGCTTTATTAGATAGAAAAACAGATTATCAACTAAACTTATTCAATAGAGAGTTTGACGCAGTTATCAGAAGATTATCTGATTTAGTTATTTTATCAGCAGTTAATCAAATAAAAGACCCCATTAATTTTGATGTGGTGTTCAATGGCTTATTAGTAGAGTCTGGATTTTACGCTTTAATCAATGATTTTATAGATAATTCATATGATAAGACTTATGATGAGATTATTGAACTTCTTAAACTTTCAGGAATTGATTTAACTTTTGACTCAAATGATTTGGAAACTATAAGACAATTAAAGCTATTTGACCTAGAAACATTTACAAATATTGGAACTCAAGCAGGAAGTCAATTAAAAAAAGATTTATTCAAATATAGTCTATCGAATTTATCAAACGCAGAAATCGCTGATAATATTAGATTAGCACTAATAGATACTCCACTAGCTAAATATGCTAAAACATACGCAGAAACTTCAATTAATAATTTTCAACAGCAAGTAATAGACTCAAAAGTTGAGGGGATAGAAGGTTTAGTTTATATATATCGAGGTCCAACGCCAGATAAGAAGATAAGAGACTTTTGTAAATGTGTTATTAATCAAAATAAATACTATGATAAGAGCAATGCAATAAAGCTCAAGAACGACAAGAGAAGAAAGTGGAATTGTAGACATAAAGTAATTCCAATTACTGAAACCTTTGCTATTAGTGAAGGATATGAAAAGGGGAAGTTCACTTGCTAAAAAAGAAAATAGATTTTAAAAAAAAAGCTAAAGAAATAGAAAAAAACTATTTAGCTGTTTATGCCCAAGAAATATTAACAATTATAATCAATCGTACAAGAAGAGGGTTTGATAAGAAGGGGAAACAATTTAAACCCTACAAGAAAACAACTATTGATATTAAAGGTTCAAGTATTGTTAATCTTACTGATACGGGCAAGATGTTAGATCAAGGACTTACATATAAAAAGATTACAAATGGTTTAAGACTGTATTTGAGTGGCTCAAGAGAAGCTGGACTATCAAACAACGACGTGGCGTTTAGAAATAAAAAAAGAGGTAGAGAATTTCTAGGGCTTACTAAACAAGAGATCAAAGAATACACTAAAAAACTTTCAAAAATTTACAAAGATATCCTAAAATAGTAATACTGTTACCATATTACACACCACTGTTACCAAATTACACTTTTTTATGATATAATTCTTTTATGTAGCAATAAGTTACATACACTACTTTATATAAGGAAGTTAAATGGATAACGTAACCAACCAAAATACGGATAATGAGAACACACCTGCTCAAACTTCAAACGGTGGAAATGAACAAGTTAATATGACTCAAGAACAACTAAACGAGCTTATTAACAAAAAATATGCTAAAGGTGCTGAAAAAGCTAAAGCAGAATTATTGGAAAGTTTAGGAATTGATTCAGTTGATACATTAAAATCAACTATACAAGCTCAAAGAGATGCTGAAGAAAATCAAAAGACTGAACTTCAAAAGATGCAAGAGAGACTTGAAGCTTTAGAAAAAGAAAAAAGCACACTAGCAAAAGATGCAGAAATGGCAAAGACCAAAGCTGAGGTAAATGCTTTATCTGCTCAAAACGGTATTAAAGATATTGAAGTGTTTGAGATGTTATATAAAAACGCTTCGACTGGTGAAGGATTTGAAAAAGATAAATTTATCAACGAGCTTAAAGAAAC